AATTCGGGAACGACCCGATGCTCGCCAGCACCTTGATCGCCACCGGGTCGTTCCCGAATTTCTCCTTGAATGCCGCGATCTCTTCGGCCTTCCCGCCGTAGGTGTCGATCACCCGCCTGGCGATGGTCAGTTTCTCTTCGTATCGGTTCCCCCACTCCTGCTTGAGCGCCTCCTGCGCGGATTCGAGGCTCTGCCTTGCAGCCTCCTGTTGATGATGGTTCGCGGCCGCCTGCATGGACAAAAAGCTCCCATACAGTTCTCCGGCCTGCCTGGGCGTCAGACCGATCTTGTGGGAGATGATCCGGAACGCATTCTCGATATCCGCGTTCCGCTCGACGCCTTGCGGCATCTGGGTCTGCTTAAACTCGTAGCCGCTCGGGTCGTCGGGCCTGCCGAGGCGCTTGTAGAATTCTTCCCATGCCTCGGGCGTGTCATTCTTGCCGGTCGGAAGCGCCACCTTATCCGCCCCGATCATCCGCTGGGCGTTGACGTAGCTCTTGATCACGTCAGGCAGCGGCTTGCCCTTGAACAGTTGGATCGAAGGCTCATACCGGATGTCCTCCGGCAATGAGTTGATCGCATCGTCATCGAATACGAACGCCTTGGTTCCGCCTGGTTCTGCCGGTGTTCCCGCGGGCGCGGCCGCGCCCTCCGCTGCTGCTTTGGGATTGCCCGGATTTACCGGATCGCCTTCAGCCATTGTCAATAACCTCCTCGATTATTTCCTTCTGCGGCAGTTGCAGCCGCGAAAGGATGTAAAGCATCACATTTCGCTCGCCTTCCCGGTATTGAGTCCCGCCGACATCCTCCGGGATATACGAAGGATGGAACAGATGGCATTGCTCCACCAGGTCCGCGAGCACCCGCCGGCCGTGATCGGACCCGAACGTCAACCGGTAATCAATCCTTACCTGGTCGTCGTCCGCGTCTTCGGCCTTCGCCCTCTTGAACAGGGTCCACTTCATAGATGCCTTCCAGTTTCCTGATAACCTTGCGCGGCGGCTTGCGTGCCGCATCCCTGCGCTTCTCGACTTCATCGAGTCGATCCTCTATCCGCTGCCGCTTCATTGCGCGCCCCCCTGCTGCTGACCCATCTGCGCCAGCAGGCTCTTGTCGCCCACGTCGCCGGCCAGCGCCGGTATGGCCTTCGCCGCCATCTCGGCCTGCATCATCTCCTCCTGCTTCTTCTGCGCTTCCGCCTGCGCCCGCGCACGGTCCTCGCGGATCCGGCGCACCACTTGCGACGGGTTCATCCAGTCGATCGGAATCCCGAACCGTTCCGCAGCGCCCCTGGCCGCCTCGTCCATGTTGAAGTTGTCCATGACAGCCGGGTTCACCTGGGCCATCGGGCCGACGAAACCGAATGTCTTCATCATCGCGTCGGTCTCGTATTTCTTCATCGCCAGCGCCAGCTTGCTGATGTATTCGATTTCCAAGCCCGCGCCTGCAAGCTCCCCGGGAGGTGGGAGGATCATGCCGGCTTTCCACATCAACCCGAATACGGTATTAAGCAGCGGGTTGTAAAGTTCCGCCTGCAGCCTGCCCATTGTCGGGCCGAGCAGCACCAGCTTCTCCTCCACACGCTCCATCACCTCGGTCGCGGTCATCTGGTTCTGCGGCTTCTGCGCCAGCAGCATGAACAGATCCGCGAAGAACGCCTCGCGAATTGCCTGCTGGGTCCGCATCTCGAGCTGTTCCGCTACCCGGTAATCCCCGCCGGTCTGCAATGGGGCCGGCTTCTCGCCGCCGCTGCGGTAGTAGATGATCCCGCCGGGAGTCGTCCGCACGGCCCGCATCCGCATCTCGTCGGATACCATCAGCGGCGGGTCGATCATCTTCTGGGTCGCGCGCAGGAAATCCTTCTTCATCTGGTTGAGCATCTTCGTGTCCGGCAATGCGTCCATGCCCGGGCTGCGGCCGTAGACCTCCCCGCTATCCTTCGCCCACCGCGGAACCTGATAGGGGAAGGTATCATAGCCCTCTTCCGCGAGCAGTTCCTTCTTGCCGCGCTCGACGTAGTAGGATGCCCACTGCTTGTTGGCCTGGTCGATCTTCCCGGCTTCCCGGCTCTCCCGAGGGAATACGGCGTGGATTACCTCAAAGCGCTTATCCTTCTCGGTCTGCGATTCCGCGGCCTTGCGGACATCGCCGCCGGCCCGCTCGCCGAAGCGCTGGATGATCTGCCGTGCAGTCATCTCGAAGCACCTGTAGACCGTGTCCACGCGCCCATCCGCATCCTCCGCGATGGCAAGCTCTCCGACCGGGATCGACGTGAAGGACATCACACTGTCCCTGCCGGCGGAGCAGTAGAGTCCCGCCGTCCCGAATGCGCCCAGGTCTGTATATATTTCCTGCGAAGCGAGAGGGAAATTGGAGTTGTTTATCGCGGCGTGCATCCGCTGCGTCGTGTCCATGAGCCACCACTTCACCCCGTCAACGGCGGCCAGCGTCTTGTTTTTCACGGTTAAAGCAAACCAGGGCGCGGATGGACTCGTCAGGTGACCATACAGACCGTTCGCCAGGATCCGCAGCGACCGGATGGCCGTCCCATCGTAGATCTTAGACGTCCGCTTTTCGCCGGGAGCGCCCTTGGTGAGGATCGACGCCTTCGTCGGCAGCATATACTCCGCAATCTCCTGCCAATGGCTTTTAAAGTTCTGCCGCGCCTCATCCAGCGCCTCGTAGCGTTCTACTATATCGTGACCGTCCATTTATTCCCCCAGCAGCGTCTTTCCCATTTTGGCCGACTTGCCTTTGCTTCTCCCCGTCCCCAGCTTGCTGGCTGTGGTCCCCTTCTCTTCACCTTCCGTAAGCAGCGTAAGTGCCCGGATCCGGCTCTTCCTCCGCTTTGGCTCCTCCTCCACTTCCGGCGGCTCGGGCGCGACCGGGAAGGCCGGCATCGACCATTCCGGAAGCTGGAACTTGTAGTTCTGCATGGCGGCGATCTGCGCGGCCATCTCCGCGTTCATGGAGTTCCACTTCTCCATCTGGCTGTCGAAGTCGGCACGCATCGTGTCCAGGGATGACGTGTCTGTTTCAGGCTTGCTATAACTCCGCCCCTCATACTGCCCATACCTATTCCAATGGTCGAGCGGATCCATGCCCGAGGCCGCGACGTCAGGATTGTTTGCCAGGTATTGTGCCGGATCCCATCCTGACGGCTCGGGTTGGCGTATGGTTCTCCCCGGCGGAGTGTATCCCGGATAAGGAGGTCGCGGCGTTGTAAGATCGGCGGGTTCCGGAACCGTATAGTGGGTAGTCTGGGTTGCGCCGCCGGCTGCGTCCACGTTCCGCTGATACTCTTCATCCAGCCGCCTCTGTCGTTCGATCTCCTCCAGGACCTTGGGATCCACGGGCGGCTGGGGTTCCACCGCCTTTATCGGTTCTAAATATTTTTTTAAATATGGATCTTGCGTCGGGTCGTACCACATGGCTCACACTCCAAATACGTCATAGTCCGTCACCTGACGGGGTCCAAGATTCCTGTAGCTGCCGACCATGTATGGCGGCAGACCCACCACCTCACGCTCCGGCCACAGCTTCGGAACGGCATCGTCACATATCCGGGACAAGCAGTCCATCATGTCATCATGCGCCCCGACCGGGAACGCCAGGAATTCGTCATTGAGGAAGACTTTGGTCAGATCCTCGTAGACGCCCTCGTAGTTGCGCCGGTTGCAGTAGTCCGGGAGATATATCCGGCTTGCCTCGAACAGCGGCACCAGGCGGCGTATCCGATCGTTCTTCCCCATCTGCCCGCCCAGCTCGCTGATCGAGAATCGATAGTTCTCCCGCTCCATCCGATCCAGGAAATGTTCGATGTCGGCATCCTTGCCGTATTTTTCATATCCGACGAACTCCGGCCGGAAGTCACGGTGCCACTGGAACATGACGTTTGCCCGCTCGGTCAGCGACAGCCTGTCGCGTATCATGTTGATGACATAGAAGTTCTCATCCTCGCCCAAGCCGATGACCATGAAGACGGTGTAGTCCGATCCCTTGCGCTTCTCGTTCGCCGGGTCACAGAGAATGATCTTGTTCAGATTTGCGTAATGGTTCGCCGGCCAGAATCGTAGCCAGTCCGCCGAGAAACCCTGGGCGCTGTCACCCTTCGGATCGAGCAGCATTTGGGTCCCATATACATACGGCCCCATCTCCCGGCGCTTCTCCGCCAGGCGCTCGGGCTGCATCAGGACCGGCACGCCGTCGATCTTGCCATCCTTCGTCGCCGGGTAGATCCGCGGCGTCGCTGCGCCCCGCTCCATGATCGTGCGGTATGTGTCATTGTAGTGATACCTGGTCCCGATATACCGGGTCCGGCCGCCCTCCGCGATCAGGTTCCGTGATAACTCCCATGCCTGCGTGACCTTGAGGATCATGTCAGGCGTCGTGACGGATTCCCTGGTCACCACGTCGTCATACACCATGAGGGAGAAGTGCCGGCCGGTCGGCTGCCCGTCCACCAGTCCCCAGGCCTCGACCGTAGCTTCCTTCGGATTCCCCTTGCGCCGGATGATGATCCCGTCGTCCTCGCTCCACTTCGGAGCCTCGCGGTGCGGGTTCGCCCACAGGATCCCCGGGAATAGCA